ATGGCTAATGGCTGGACACCTACTGAGTGGAATTACAGCGGTAAGGGTAGAGAAAAGAATCAGACCTCACCACGACTGACGCTTAAGGAGACAGGTGATCCATGCCCTAACCTAGTCAAGATGGGTGTTAGTTGGATACCTTTGCTGTCTGAATGGCTCCAAGCACGTAACAGGAAAAATGTCTTAAAGTCAGACAACGGTACAGGTTGGATCAATGGTTGTGAAGTTATAGGTAATAAGGCTTTCCTCCCATCAGATGCTGACACTATGGGGGCTAACACTAACCGATTCACTCACCGAGTTATAGCTAACGTACCACGAGCTACTAGCTACATGGGTGAAGAGTTTAGGAAGTTGTTCATTCCCGATACTGGTTTGGTGTTAGTTGGTTGGGACGCTAAGGCTCTGGAAGCTCGCATAGAGGCTCACTATACTCACCCTGCTGACCCTGCATATGCAGAGGAGTTGTGTGAAGGTGACGTACACCAGCGTAACCTAGAAGCTATCCCTGATCTTATTGATCGTGACGGTGCTAAGAAGTTTAAGTATGCTGTAACGTATGGCGCTCAAGCTGGTAAGCTTGCTTCTACCTTCGGTTGGGATTTAGCTAAAGCTAACATCGTATATGATGATTTCTGGAGGCAGAACAAAGCACTTGCTCAGGTTAAGGAGGGGCTTAAGATACACTGGGAAGCTAATAGCAAGCAGTTTATCGTAGGTCTGGATGGCAGACCTATACACACACGCAGCGAACACTCACTACTTAATGCCTTGTTTCAATCTGCTGGGGCTATTGTAATGAAGTATGCTATGGTGATTGCACATAACAAACTAAAGGCTGAGTTCGGTAATCAAGCTACTGGGCTTATCCGTTATCACGACGAGGAGGTATGGGAATGTAAACCAGAGATTGCTGAACGAGTAGCAGAGATTGGTATGGCGTCTGTTGTTGCAGCAGGCAAGTATCTTAACCTACGTGTACCACTTGAGGCTGATGCCAAGATTGGTAATAGTTGGCTAGAGATACACTAAATGCGAATTATTCTCAACTGGGGTTAGTATAGAGCTTGCTATCCTCGACAAGCATGGTATAATATTAGGACAACACGGAGATACAATATGGAAACGGTAACAGGTCAGGTAGATGCAGTACGTAAAGATGGTAAGGGTCTTTGCATTGATGATGTCTGGTATAGTAGCTGGGATGGTTTGCAAGTCAGTAAGGGTGACACTGTAGTATTCAACTACGTGAAGAAGGGTCAGTATAATAACATCAAAGGGAAAGTACGGGTTAGCTCTGGTGGCCCTGCACCTAGCTCTTCTGCCCCTGCTAAGAAAGACTTCAATCTTGGTGTAGAGATGGGTCATGCGTCTAACCTAGCTATGCGTATGATGGAGCAGACTCTTATGCACAGCTTTCCCCCAGAGCAAGAGCAAGCGCTTGAGGTTGGTAGTGACGAATACTTCCGCAAGTTCATGGAGTATACAGACAACATCTACGAGATTATGAAGCGCATGAAAGATCGTAAGGCTAAAGCTAACCAGCAGGAAGAAGAGGAAAAGTCTGAAGTTGAGACTTCCGTATCATCAGAGGACATCTTTGGATGAAAGTCGTAATTGATGCTGATCAGTTGATCTACGCTGCTGGGTTTGCCTCTCAAGGTGAACCCCGTAGCCACACCTACAGGCTCCTTAACAATGGCATTGAAGCCATACTAGAGGATACTGAGGTAGATGAATATGAAGTGTACATCGGTGGTAAGGATAACTTTAGGGAAGACGTAGCTGTAACACAAGGATACAAAGCTAATCGTGTAGCCCCTAAGCCTGAGTCATACGATGATGCACGGCAATTCTTAGTGGATCGCTGGTCAGCGTCAATTGTTAACGGGATGGAGACTGACGATAAAGTTTCTATCCTTCTCTGGCAAGACTATAAGGAGCATGGTGGCGACCCAGACAAGTGTCAAGTGATACTGTCCTCCCCAGATAAAGACCTTAAGAATACCCCGGGGTGGCACTACAACCCTCAGAAGAAAACGCTACAGTTCTATACCGATGAACAGTCTATGCGTCACTTCTGGTGGCAAGTCCTATGCGGTGATAACACTGATAATATCAAAGGACTGCCATACTGCGCCAAGACTACCCGTGAACAGTACGGGTTAACTAAGGCAGCAGCTAAGGGATGTGGTGCTGGGTCAGCAACTAAGATTATGTCTCAAACCTCAGACATAAACGAAGCAGAGAGAGCAGTAGTAGGTGCTTACATACAGTGGGGGTTAGAGCAAAAGCTTGAACCTCTAGATATATACACCTACTTTCTAGAACAGTGTAGGTTACTGTGGATGGTGAGGGAGTTAGATGATTTCGACTCTCCCTTGATGTTTGATTATGATATGGATTTATTCTATAGCTACGGGATAGAGGAATTAACAGATGGATTGGATACTGATAGCGTTAGCGGGTAGCTTAGCAGCTAACATTGTAGCCTACATGAAGATTCGTGAGCAACACAGGCTACTTATGGGTGCTGCTATAGCCTTCAAGGATGTTATTACTAAGCTTGAGTCAGGTGAGTTGGTGCACAATGATAAGAAACCCAGTACACAAGAACAGAGAGAAGTTCAACAAACCGAAAACATTCATTGATCGTAAGAAGGAAGAACGGTATGGCAGAACAAAAAGAGAGCGCACTAAGTCAGCAAGTAGGAGGAGAGCATTACAAATATGGGAGGATTCAGCCGATTGAGTTTATCTACTCCAACGAATTAGGCTTTCTGGAAGGCTGTGTTGTCAAGCGTGTCTTTAGGCATGATGCCCCTACAGGTAAGGGAGAAGAAGATATTGACAAAGCTATCCATGAGTTACAACTGATTAAAGAGTTGAAATATGGCGAAGCGTGTAGAGAGGACTAAGGCTGGTGGTGTGTGGACGAAGGCCCGTTACTTTGCGTTTATACGTGGTACATTGCGCTCTGCATTTGCCCGTTACCCTGTTAAGCACCAAGTTAAGAAAGCTTCGGCTCGCACGAAGACAGGTACTAAACGCTTTGAATATCGGTGTGCTGAGTGCCAGAAGTATTTCCCCAACTCCCAAGTAGAAGTCGATCATATCGAAGGAGCTGGTAGACTGTCTGACTACTCAGACTTACCCGGGTTTGTAGAACGCTTGTTCTGTGAACCTGATAACTTACAGGTGATGTGTAAGCCTTGTCACCTTAAGAAGACTAACGAGGAAAGGAGTAAGAAGAAATGATTCAGTTCTTTGTAGGACTTCTAATCTTCTCACTATCTGTATATATGTACAGGGAGAATAAAGAAAGTGTTAAACAGCAACGCCTAGTTGAAAACTCTATTACAGAAGATGTGTTACGTAAAGAGCAACTAGACATCCTGCACAACGACTAAGGAGAAAGACAATGGCTGAACATTTGGTTCTGCCCGACACTCAAGTAAAGCCCGGGGTAAATACTGACCACCTAGAATGGGCAGGTAAGTATGCTGCGGAAAAGAAACCCGATGTTATCATCCATATTGGTGATCACTGGGATATGCCTAGCTTGAGCAGCTATGATAAGGGTAAGAAGTCGTTTGAAGGTAGGCGCTATCTGGCTGATGTCGAGGCAGGTAACGCCGCACTACTCCGCTTCATGGAGCCTATATGGGCTGAGCAAGAGAGGCAACGAGCTAACAAGAAAAAAGTCTGGACTCCAAGACTTATTTTCTGTCTAGGTAATCACGAAAACAGGATAGAGAGGGCAGTCAATGACGACCCAAAGACTGAGGGGTTAATGAGCTATGATGATCTCAACATCGAACGATTGGGATGGGAGCGGCACGACTTCTTGGAAGTTGTTGAAGTGGATGGTATCGCCTATAGTCATTACTTCACTTCGGGTGTCATGGGAAGGCCAGTGTCTAACCCAAGACTCCTTCTCTCTAAAAAGTTCATGTCCTGCACAATGGGACACGTTCAAGACAGAGATATTGGGTTTGCTAGACGAGCAGACGGCAAACGCCTTACAGGATTGTTTGCTGGAATATTTTACCAGCACGAAGAGGATTATCTTGGCCCTCAAGGGAACGGAAGTTGGTCAGGCATTTGGTACAAGCATGAAGTAAACGAAGGGCAGTATGACGAGATGCCTGTTAGCTTACAATACTTACGAGAAAGATACAGTAGAAGATAATTGATAATGGCTTCAGTTAATGTAGAAATTAATATTGATGATTGGTCCAAGACCAGCCGGGAGCGGTTTGAGGAGTGGGCTGATAGCAAAACGTGGTGCATCACAAAAGTACAAGGGATGTTTTTAAACGGCTCTGTTGAGCAAGCATGGGAAGCATGGCAAGAAGCAGAGCGTCAGATGAAGGAGCCAACCAATGACAGCAACTAAAGGCAGGCGTCTGTCGCCTTTTGGAGAGAGTGATGAGTGACATCACGATGTGCATGAATACGCAGTGCGAAAAGCGTGAGCATTGCTACAGATTCACCGCTACACCAAACACTACTCGGCAGAGCTACAGCGAATTTAAGCCCGATGCAGAAGGATTCTGTGGGTATTACTGGCCGGTTGCATGGATAAAGGAACCCACCAATGATAGCAACTAACGAACGGCAGGGCTGCGAGCGGTGTGCTGAGAAAGATGCCGAGGTGGAGAGGCTGCGAGCCAATGTTCATTTAGCATTTTACGAAGGGTTTGAGCGACGAAACAGCATCTGCCCCGATGTGTGCTGGGATATGAGCGAGGCCAAAAAGAGCTTACTGGAGAGTAATGATGGGTAAGTCTAAAAGCATGGGCGATGTATACCGAACTCAGACAGACCGCATTGCTGAGTTGGAGGCTGAGTTGGAGGCTGAGGTAGCTAGGCTGCGGGAGGATGCAGAGCGTTATAGATACATCCGCAAAAACATGGAATGGCGTCGGAGTGGCGACAACTTAGCCGACGATGACAGCCATGCGTTTGTAGGTTGTCGGTTCCCG